ATCCCTGATGGTGATGATGTTGGGCGTCCGTTCGAGTTGGGTTCGGAGCAGTTCGCGTTTGTCGCGAACCACTACCGGGTTCGGGCGGACGTTGAGCGTCGCCGAATCGTGAAGCCCGTTGACGCGTTCGTGTATCGACGTTCGCAGCTTGTGCGGGCGCAGAAGTGGGGCAAGTCGCCGCTGGTTGCGTCGTTCGTGTGTGCTGAGGGTGTTGGGCCGACCGTGTTTGATCGTCGCGCTGACGGTGGCGAGATTTACGACTGCCGCTTGTTCGGTTGCGGGTGTGGCTGGGGGACGTCTAAGGGCGTGTTCGAGCCGTATGAGTATGACCGGGGCGAGCCGATGGGGCGCCCTTGGGCGACGCCGCTCATTCAGATCACGGCGACGACCGAGGACCAGACCGACAACACGTATGACGCGTTGCGGCCGATGATCGACAAGGGGCCGCTGGCGGATCTCATCACGAAGACGGGCGAGGAGTTCATTCGCCTGCCTGGTGGTGGCCGTATTGACGCGGTGACGTCGAAGGCTACGTCGCGTCTTGGTCAGCGCATCACGTTCGCAGCTCAGGATGAGACGGGTCTGTGGTTGGAGACTAACGGGGGCCACAAGCTCTCGAGGACTCAGCGTCGTGGTCTGGCCGGCATGGGTGGGCGTTCGATTGAGACGACGAACTCGTGGAACCCGGCTGAGAACTCGACTGCGCAGCAGACCTACGAGTCCAAGGCGAAGGACATCAATAAGGACTTCCAGCAGCCGCCTGCTGACCTGGATTTCAAGAAGAAGTCTGAGCGGTTGAAGATTTTCGCGTTCAACTATCGTGCGGCGCCGTGGGTGTCGGTCAACGCGATCGAAGCGGAGGCGGCTGAACTCCTCGAGACGGACCCTGCTGATGCGGAACGGTTCTTCGGTAACCGGGTCGTGTCTGGTTCGGGTTCGTGGATGGAGATGCCGAAGTGGGATGCCCGTAAGGCTGACCCGCCGATCACTGTTGCACCGCGGACGAAGGTGTGTCTGGGGTTCGATGGGTCGGACAACGACGACTTCACCGGCATCCGCCTTGAGACGTTGGATAAGCATCAGTTCACGCCTGTGTATGGCGAGAAGCGTTTGGCGACGCTGTGGGAGCCGGGTGACTGGAACGGTCGTATCCCTCGCGCTGAGGTGAATGCGGCTGTCGGTGAGCTCGCGAGCGAGTTTGAGATTGTCCGCGGCTACTGCGACCCCTTGTTTTGGGAGTCGGAGATTGACGAGTGGGCGTCGAAGTACGGCGAGAAGGTGTTCGTCAAGTGGGCGACGAACCGGATCACTCAGATGCATGCCGCTTTGGACCGGTTTCAGACGGACGTGTATAACGCGGAGTCGGGTTTCTCTCATGACGGTGATGTGCGTGTGGGTACGCATATCCGTAACGCGATCGTCCGCGCTCGAGCGCTGAACCCGCTCACGAAGCAACGGCAGTACATCATCGGGAAGCCCGAAGAGCACCAAAAGATCGACTTCACCATGTCCGCCGTGCTTGCGCATGAGGCCGTGATGGATGCGATCGCTGATGGTGCTCTGACGACGTCGGACAACTTCATTTACTACTGACCCTTTGGAGGGCGCATGGACGCGGATGACGCCCGGAAACTGACTCAGCGGATTTACACGCGTCTGAACAATCGTCGGCCTGACATTGAGCGGGCGGAGTCGTATTACGAGGGGGATCAGCCCCTCAACTTCGCGACGGATGAGTGGAAGAAGGCGAACGCGCCCCGGTATGCGGATTTTTCCGACAACTGGTGTGGGACGGTTGTGAATGCTGAGGCTGAGCGTCTGAAGCCGATCGGTGTGACGAACATGCCGAAGACGGCGGCTGCGAAGCTGTGGGATTCGTTGCAGATGAACGAGTTTGATGCGCAGTTCTCGCAGGGTGCTGTGACGGCGTTGACGGCGAAGCGTTGTTACGTGATTGTGTGGGGCGACTCTTCGGGGGAGCCGATTGTCACGTTTGAGCACCCGTCGTCGGTGGAGATTGAGTACGACTGGGAGAATCCGCGTCTGCGGACGGCTGCGTTGAAGACGTGGGTGGATGAGTCGGATGAGTACGCGACTCTGTACACGCCTGAGTGGGTGTTCAAGTGGATTCGTCCGCGTGTGACGCCGGCAAATGAGCTTGAGTCGATGTCGGAGCAGCAGCGGGAAGAGTATGCCGCTTCTGGTGGGTGGGTGGAGCGTGACGGAGCCGCGGATGATTCGTGGCCTGTCCGTAACCCGCTGGGTGTTGTGCCGGTGGTGGAGATCCAGAACCGTCCGACACTGAAGGGTGACCCGCTGTCGGAGATCCAGGGTGTAATGCCCATGCAGGATGCGATCAACCTGCTGTGGGCGTACCTGTTCCTTGCTGCGGACTATGCGTCGATGGATGCCCGTGTGATGCTCGGTACGGAGCCGCCGAAGATCCCCATTCTGGACACCGATGGCAAGGTCATCGGGTCGCGGCCGGTCGACATGAAGGATCTCCGCGAACGACGCCTCATCACCATCACGGGCGACAACGCGAAGATCGATTCGTGGAAGGCGGCGGAGCTCAACATCTTCACGGACACGATTGAGATTGCGGTTGGGCATATTGCGGCTCAGACCCGCACGCCCCCGCATTACCTTGTGGCGAACAAGGGCATCTCGAATCTGTCGGGTGATGCGTTGAAGTCGGCTGAGATCGGGTTGAACAAGAAGGCCGGGGAGTTCATCACGTTCACTGACCCGCAACTGCGGGAGGTGCTGCGGCTTGTGGCGCTGGTGAAGGGTGACACGAAGGCGGCTGAGGCTACCCGTCTGGCGAAGATCGTTTGGGAATCCCCGGAGATCCGGTCTGAGGCGCAACTTGCGGATGCTCTGCTGAAGAAGTCTCAGATGGGTTACCCGTTTGAGTATCTGCTGGAGTTGGATGGGCGTTCGCCGGCTGAGATCCGCCGCATCATGAAGATGCGTGAGAAGGAGCTCGACGACGCTCTGGGTGCTGGGGTTCAGGCGGCGGTGCAGGGCGAGATGGGTCAGGTTGATCCTGATGTCGACGCTGCGTGATGTTGCTGTTGAGCATCAGCGGCGCCGTGACGCACTAGCGGATAAGACTTCTCGTCAGGCACTCCGGTTGTGGCGGTCGATTGACCCTGCGGCGTTGGATGCTGGGTGGGATCGTGTCGCGCCTGTGTTGGCGGGGGTTGTGACGGCTTCTCAGGTGACGGCGGCACGTCAGGCGGTCCCGTACACGAACGCTGTGATGGATGCGACGGATGTTGCTCGTGGCGGGCCTCTGTTGGTGCCGGAGGCGTTCGGTGGGGTGTCTCGTGAGGGGCGTTCTGTGGCCCCGGAAATGTTCGCGGCGGTCACGACAACGAAGCGGCTGATTTCGGCTGGTAGCGGCGTTCCTGCGGCGTTTCGTGCGGGCGCAACGGTCATGTCGATCATCGCGAAGACGCTGGTGACTGACGCCGGGCGGTCTGCTGACAAGACGCTCTCCACGGGGAAGGGTTACACCCTCTCTGTGCGGGTGGTTTCGGCTGGGGCGTGCTCGAGGTGCGCGATCCTCGCGGGGGTGACTGGGTATCGGACGGACTTTGACCGTCACCCGTCATGCCGGTGCACGTCTATGCCGATCGTGGACAACACTCCGCCTGAAGGTTTCTACGCGTCACCCTCGGATTACTTCGAGTCGCTGTCTTCTGCTGAGCAGGAGCGGGTGTTCACGAAGGCGGGTGCGGAGGCGATCAGGGCTGGTGCTGACCCCGTGAAGGTGGTGAACGCCCGTCGTGGTGCTCTCACGTCCACGAAGCGACCTGATGGTTCGTATTCGCGGGCGAGTCTGCAACCCACGGTGATCGGTCGGAAGGCTGATGGGTCGCCGCTGACGGTCTACGCGACTCGTGAGGGTACGTCGGCGCGGTCCTCATGGGGTCGCGCGCAGGGTGACCTCGTGAAGCAGGGCGATCAGCGGTATCGGCGTACTCAAACGCTGCGGCTCATGCCTGAGCAGATTATGTCGATGGCGTCGACCCCGGAGCGTGCTGTCGAACTGCTCGAGCGGTACGGCTACCTCTACTAACAACTTCCCGCGTGACGCGGTGAATCACCCCGTATGGGGTGCCAATCAAGGCCCCGCGATGGGGCCTTTTTTCATCCCCAACGAGGAGTGATTCCTTATGTCCACAGTGGACCCGGCCGCGACGGTCGACCCTGAACTGACCGATCCCGTAGACCCGGTTGACCCCGAGGTGCCAGTCGAGCCGACTCCGGAAACGGACAAGCCCGACCTGGTGAAGGATCTGGTCGAACAGCGCAAGGCGCTCCGCGCCGAGAAGGCTGCCCTGAAGTCGCGACTCGAAGCCCTCGAGGCAGAAGTCGCGAACAAGGACAAGCCCGCTGAAGAACAGGCCCTCGAGAACGCCCGACGAGAAGCGCGACAGGAAGCCCAGACGGCTTTCAATCAGCGTCTCGTGCAGGCGGAACTGAAGGCCGCTCTCGCGGGCAAGGTCTCTGACACCTCGCTCGCACTCAAGGTCATCGACACGTCAGTGATTGACGTCGGTGACGACGGTGATGTCGACCCGCAGTCCGTGACGGACGCGATCGAAGCCGCCCTCAAGGACTACCCGGTCCTGAAGCCCACCGACCCTAAGAAGTTCGGCGGGACTGCGGATCAGGGCAGCAAGGGCAAGGCGACACGGCCTCACCAGCTCACCCGTGAAGACATCAAGTCCCTCACCCCGGATCAGATCGACGCCGCTGAAGCAGCGGGTCAGCTCGACACCCTCCTGGGCCGCTAGGGCTCTACCCAAGAAAGAGACTGAAATGGCTATTGCCAGCTTCATCCCGGAGTACTGGACTCCGAAGATCCTCGTCGCCCTTCGCAAGAAGGCCGTCGCGGGCAACCTTGTCAACCGTGACTACGAAGGCGAGATCAAGCGCGGCGGCGATCAGGTGAACATCACCTCGATCAATGACGTCACGATCGGAAGCTACACGAAGCACACCGACATCACTGTCGAGGACATCGACGACGCCACTCGGGCGCTCATCATCGACCAGCAGCGCTACTTCGCGTTCGAGCTCGATGACGTGGAGCGCGCGCAGGCTGTCAACGGCGGCGCGGTGCTGAAACAGGCACTCGACAACGCCACCTACCAGCTGCGTGACGTGGGTGACGCATTCCTGTTCACGACCATGAACACGGCGATCCAGGGCGGCTCGAACGACCTCGGTACCCGCGCGATCCACACGACCGCGCAGAACCTCTACGACGCGTTCGTGGACCTCGCGGTCACGCTCGACGAGGACAACGTTCCGGAAGAGGGTCGTTGGGCTGTCGTGTCGCCGTCGCTTCACGGTCGTCTGC